AGTTTTAATTGTGTACTTATCGCCTGCCTCAAGCCACCAATACGAAAACAGCTTAATTTTTGTCGGGCGGTATTTATATACATCACCAAAAAAATTAACAGAATTATATTTTGTGCCGATATCACTTGCTGTTGTTCTGCACCTCATCAAAATGTTATCGGAAACATACCACGAAAAATCGTTACTGTTGCCATACAAAAACACTTTTTTATCAGCAAACTTAGCACTGTACATACGGATAGGCTCAAGTTCGTAATCTTCAAAGGATAAATCTTTGTACGAATCGATTGTTTCAACGGAAGATTGAGAATACAGCCTTTTAAAACGCATTTTTCCGTCGGCATCTATAACGGCAAAGCTCAAAGTTAATTCTGCATAAGCTTGGATTAAATCTGACAAGGTAATGTCCTTTATAACCTTTTCCACGCAGGTATCATCAAATTTCAGCGGTACACTAAAGATAGATAAGCTCGGCGGTGAAACCCCTGTAATTGCATAATCTTTGGCAAATTCTGCGATTATTGAATAAAAGCTCTTAAAATTATCGTCTTTTTGATAGTGCGCATAACCATAGTTCTCTTTGCCTCCAAACCACAAAGACATATCCACCTTTGACATATCATAAAAAGCGTCATAGGCTGTGATTTTGACGATGTTACGCTGTTTTTTATCTCTTTGAGCCGACTGAATTTTACCGTAGAAAACAGGACATTCAACCGTTCCTGTTTCGGCAGGACAAATAAGAGTATTTGACGGGTACAAATCATCTGACGGATACAGCTCCGATTCAAGATATGTTGCCGTTATGATGACCTGTACCGTCTTTCCTATCAAAGCCGAGCAATCATAATCAATGAGTTTCACGCTCATTTCAGAGGCTATGCAACCGCCGAATTTCAATTCTTTTTCAACGATTTCATTTTCAAGCGAAAAACTGTTAAGCACGATACTTTCACCGGTTATATCCTCAAAACTGCCGTCAGGAGAATGCAGGGCAACGGTGTTGTAAAGTGTGTTTGTTTTCAGCTTATCAGCAATTTCTTTAGATACAAGCATTTTTAAGAATCACCCCTTAATACTCAATCAGCTCAACCGTAATCGGCTGATAGGTTATATCACTTTTTTCGGCGGTCATTACGGTATATTCGATATCAGGAATATAAAAATAAGAGGTGTAATAGCTGTTCGTTTCATCGTTCCAATAAGTTACCCTGCACTTTCTCTGTAACTTATTCGCCATTGAGAGGTTGATAATCGACTGAAAATCAATCTTTTCGTCAAGATGAAGAATGTGAGTTGAAAACGAAATTTTTGTTTTGTAATTTGACAGCGTTGCTCTTTGAAGTGTACCGTTCTGATCTCGTTCCGCAGAAGTCTCAAGCCGCTGATTCGGAGTTGATGAAAATGCGGTAATGTACTTATTCGGCATTATGTTGTTGCCGAATTTAAGCAACCAGCCGTTGTAATTTGACATATCATCCCCCCTTTTATGTAAATGCGGATTTACCGTTGTGTCTGCGTCTGTAAAGTTCGTCCTGTCTTACCATTTCTTCAAAGAGCGTTGAACCCTCAAGCTCGGCAGTAAACAAATAAGTGTTGCCGCCGTTGTTGCGGAAGATAATGAACATTTCATAAATGCGTTTAAGCAGGTCAAGAATTTGTGTGAGAATCACGGTATCCTGACCGCCCGAATTGTCGAGCATACCCTGCAACTTGTTGAGCGGAGAAATAACCTCAGGGTTACCGCTGTTAGCGCCTGCGTTATCGCCGACAACAGCAAGTGTCGGAGCTTTAACAATACCGCCTTTTGCAAATTTTCGTGCAGGTGATTCTGTGGGTTCTTCAAATCTCGGAATGAGAGGCGGATTTTCAGGCATTGAAAAGCTCCAATCCTGCCCGATGACAGAACCAATTGCCCCTGCAATTCCGCCGATTGCATTGATAACACCGGAAACAAAGTTATAAATACCCGTCCACAAGCCGTTAATACCGTCAATGATAGCATTTACAATAAATCTAAACACGGCACAAATACCATCCCAAATACCTTTGAAAAAGTCGTAAATACCTTGCCAAGCTTTTTTCCAATCTCCCGAAAAAACACCTGTGATAAAGTCAATAAGACCGCCGAATGTTTTCTGTATAGAGGTAACCAACCCACCGATAAATGTAAACACATTATCAAACACCCTTTTTACGGCATTGAAAACATTCTGAAATATAGGTCCCCAAAAGCTGACAAGCCAGTTTACAAACGGTGACAGGAAGTTATTCCACACGGTTGAAACACAGTCTGCAACCTTGCCGAAGAAATTTATCGCACCTTCAAAAACAGGCTTCAGCCAGTTTTCCCAAGCCGACTTTACGATTGCTACGATAAAATCCCACGCAGGCTTAATCCATTGATTGTAAACATTCATCAGGGTTGTGCCGATGTTGGTAAACATATTGCAGATATTCTGAAAAATCTGCTGTCCGTTGCCGTTCCACCAATTACTGATAATTGTTCCGATATCTCCGAAAATTTGACCGATAAAGTTAAACACATCTGCAAACTGCAATTGTAAATTTTCAAGAAATTCTGTGATTGTTGCACCGTCATTTTCTGTCCATTCAACAAGGCTTTCGGTTGCAGTTGAAAACGCACCCGAAACAACTTCACCGACTGAACCCGCAAAGGTTGTAAGACCGCTTAAAAGATTGGAAATTGATTCTTCCATTTGAGGGCGAACATTGTCAATTGCATTGCCTGCAAGTGTACCGAAATTATCAAAAAAGATTGAAAGGTTGTTATAGCCGTTTGTAAGATTGTTGCCTATGGCGTCGATAAAGCCGATAATCTTTTCCCTGTCTTTTGAAATCCACTTAGCAACACCGCCTGAAATGGTCTGAAACGACTTTCCGCCGATTGTCGCAACCGCTCCGAATGCAGAGCCGATTGCCCCGAGTTTTGCAGAACCGACCTTTTGCATTGTGCCGAATGCCTTTTGAACTATGGGAACAGCATTATCAAAAACGGTCTTGCAGTTCTTGCCTACAGCTGACCAATCGACCTTGTTAATACCTTTCTGTACATTCTCGACAAAGCCTTTGAATCCGCTTTTTTCGTATAGATTTTTGAATGCCCCCGAAAGGTTTTTGCTTGTGTCCTTGACAACATTCTTTGCAACAGCTCCGCCTGATGAACCGCCCGATGAGCTTTTTGATGAAGATGTATCTGACTTTGAAGAACTATCGGTACTTGAAAGCACATTCAGCTTGTCAAAGCCCGCTACACTTCTCTTTGCTTTTTCGGAACTTTTCTGAACATTATCAAGTGACTTTGAACTGTCATCTGCCGTATTCGTAAGGCTTTTGGCAGAATCGGACGCAGATTTGATATTGCTTGCGGTGTTGTTGCCTGTATCCCAGCCGAAGACCTTTGAAAGCGATTCAACCGCACCTTTGGCATATTCCGTTAAAGTTGCAAGTGCGGAACTCAACCGCTTTACAACCTGAGTTGCCACCTGAAGAATAGGCTGACCGACTACGGCAAGGAGCTGTTTCCAACTTTCTCTGAGGTTGCCCGTTACATTTTCCCAACCGTCTGCTTCACGGCTTGCCTGTCCCATAGCACCCGAAAGCTGATTAGCGTCCTTAACCATTTGCAAAAGCGTGAGCTGTTTCTGCGATTCCGACAAATCCGTAAATGACTTGCCATACAGCTTATTAGCCGCCGCATTTCGTGTGGTTTCAGTACAGGACAAACCGAGTGCGGCATCATTTTCAAAGTTGCCTTTAAGAAACGATTTCAGGCTTTCTGCGGTGTCTTCAAGCGAACGGTCGTAATATGCGGCACTGTCGGCTGTTACCTGTAAAGCCTCCTGCATCATACCCAAAGCACTTGAACTGTCCATACCCGTAGTTTTCGCAAAGGCATAAATGCTTGTGCCGACACCTTGTAATCGGGTTTCAAGAATACCGCTTTGATCGGCAACGCTCTGAATGGCTGATTCTGCCTGCGACTGCATTGTGCCGAAAGTCTGCTCAAACTGTGAATTTGCCGCATTGACTTCCGCAGCCGATTCAATGCACTGCTGACCGAACTCCTTGATTTTGGCAACGGAAAAGGCGGCAACCACAGCCGCACCGATTTTCTTAAACGAGGATGAAACCGAATTGCTTAACTGCTCACCGCTACCTTTGATGTTTGAAAACTCTTTCTCGGTTTTCTGAGAAACACCCTCCGCAACCTTTGAAAAGGACTGTTTCATATCAGTGCTTACATTTTCAAAATCTTTTGAAAGACTTGAAAATGCCGAATCAAACTTTTTTGTAATTGAATCGGAAATCTTATGCAATGTTTTGGAAATATCATCACCCGTAAGCCTGACATCAAGCTCAATTTCACCCGCCTTTGTCGCCATATTCACCACTTCCTTTCATTTTAGATTTTTTAAAAAAAGGCATAAAAACAGCGCACACCGCTATGATGTACGCTTAAAAATTTTGCAAAAGAACAGCCACCCCATTTGGAGTGGCTTTTTGTTTTAGTTGTTGAGTTCGTAGTATTTGATGTCGATTTTCGGAAGTGACACATTGTTGCCCATTACGGTTTCATATGTATAGTCGCCGTCACAAGTTCCCCAGAATGTGATTACATCATCTTCAAGGAGTTTGTCCGCACCGTCAGGAATTTCTACAGTTGCGTAGATTGTATCAGTCCACAATGGTTCATCAAGATACTCATTTTCTTCTTTGGTTATATTGATTCTCAGGTCAACCGAATCGCCCCAGCCTTCCTGAACCTGAATAATCTGACCTTCAAACTTGTAGTCATTACCTTTGTACTTGTCAGGGTTTCTTGAAAGAGTTTTAAAGTCGATTGTTTTGCAACCGTCTTTAAATTCTTTTTCAACCTTCTTCGGGTCTTTAGTAGGCTTTTCTGTTGCAACTTCTTTTGTGGTCGGTGCTTCTGTCGCTTTTTCAGTCGCTTTTTCAGTTGCTTTTTCTGAACTCTGATTTGCAACAGTAGTTTCCTGCTTTGATTTGTTTGAACCGCTGTTACCGTTAATTGCACCGTTTACACCGCCAACAATCATAATAGCAACAACGATAATAACCCAAAAATACCAACGCTTGTAAATTTTCTTCTTCGCATTTGCAGGATTTACGGTTGCCGAGGTTGAATCGTTTCCGCCAAAGCCTGCACCGCACTTGTCGCAAAATTTTGCATCGTCCTTTAATTCGTTTCCGCAATGTGGACATTTCATAAACATACACTCTCCTTAATAAATTTGTTAGTGTATGTTACATTTTATCACTATGTATTAACATTGTCAAGAATTTTGTAGATACAGCGAAATTTATGTACAAATTTACAGATTAGCGAAGAAGTTTTGAAATTCTGCAAGAACGGTGTTCATATCTTCGTCTGAATAGTGCTTTGCATTCCTTGACCGCCACTTGTTACGGATTTTGTGCTGTGACGAAGTAAAGTTTTTCAAGACCTCTTTGTCGGTTTCAAGGCGAATTTGAACCGTTCTTGCAAGCGGTGTTTCGGGCCCTAAGCCTTGCAGAAGTGAGCAGAACTCATTCCAACTCATTTTTGCAAAATCCTTTGAATAAATACTGACCCCGTACTCCGAGCGAAAGCTCGACACGATTAAATCAAAGTCATCAATCAGGTCGTAGCCGGGGTCTGAGCTTCCCCCTCGTCAGTCAAATCGCCTGTTGCAATTTTGGCGGATTCGCTGATAAGGGCGTTGAAATCGTGCATATTCAGCTTTAACTTTTCAATCTTTTCTCTCTCGGATTCATCAAAAAGAAGATGATACATTTCGATAACATCTTTACTTTTACCGTTGCCGTCCTCAAAAAGTGCCGCAACTTTGAGCATTGAAACTGCGTCATTGTTGATTGCAAGGTCAACATTTTTAACTCTGACGCTCGGCTTTTCCTCAAAATTAAGTTTGTCTGTAATATCAATTAACTTTGACATAATCGTTCATTCCTTTCATTTTTTAAGCGGCTGCTGTATATACCGGCTTGCCGTTTGACATAACTTCAAATTCAAGCGGAGCAACACCCGTGCTTGCGCCTGCACCGTTTGATGTAACGGATACAACTGCATTTTTAAAGAGGACGGTTGAGCCGTCGGGGAAAGTCCACATAAACGGAACTTCTACCTTTCTGCCGTTTTCAAATGACAATGCGGCAATCTGGTCGTTACCTGCGTCACCGATTGTACGCTTACCCTTTACCGAAATTGTAATTGACTTAGCAGTCATAAGCCTTGACTTCCAGCCCTCGTTTTCAAAGGCTGTCCATTCCTCGACACCGTTGTCAAATGCAACGGAAAACTCCTCGCAGTTTGCGATATTAGTTGTGGCTGTTTCTGTGCCTGCCTTGCCGACTGCAAACTGATTTTCATAGCACGGGAATACTCCCGATTCTACTTTTGCCATAAGATTACTTCCTTTCGTAATAGAATTTAACTTCAATGACCTGCTCATACACTCCCTTATCGTCTGTTCCCACATCAATGGGTTCTTCCGTGAGCAGTTCGATTATATAGATTTTGTGTTCCTTAATTTCAACATTTTTAATGCCGTAAAGCGTTTCGTAAAGTCTGCGTGCAAACTCCTCGGTTTCTCTTGCGTTGTCGGTGTAATGGATAAGCAAAGACACGCTTATTGTATCGTAGGTGCTTTCACCGCCGATTGCCCTTGTGGGTGTTCCCGACTGCTTTAATGAATACACACCGATTGACCTGTCCTGCTTGTTGTCGAGCTTGCCGATGTAGTAATGCTCGGCATTTGAAATACTTTTCAACCAATCTCTGATGTCTGATAAATAAATCACAGTCCTGCTTCCTTTCTGAAAAGCCTTACAAATGCTTTACTGCAAAAATTCTGCCGTGTACCGCCCTCAAGCCACGGTGAGAACCATTTACCGCCGGCGGCAATGTTTTCCTTACGGCTGAAATTATACTCGGGATGAAAATACAACCGCCTTGCATACGGAGTGCTTGACACGATTTTAACCGTGCCGTTCCAACTCTGCACACAATCTTCAAAGGTATTTTCGTTCTGAAGATTACCCGTATCAAACGGCATTACCTGCGTGTTTTTCACCTGTTTAAGAAGTGCGTCACCTGTCTGTTCAAGAGCCTGTTGCTTTGCCCTATCAAGCTGTTTTACAACAGGCATATTGAGTTTGATTTTTGATGATACCGAAAATCCCATTAAATCACATCCAATTCCGTAAAATTAACTTTGCCGTCGGGGTTGCGGTGTTTTGTACCCTGTACGATGTTTCGTTTTACGCCGTCAAGGATTACAAAGCCACCGCTTAAAGTGGGGCTGTCGGGAGCAATGTCGCCGTCAAAAAGCAAGACAGCCGACACCTGAACAATTTTCTGCTCTTTGGTATAGACCGTCTTTGCCTTTGACTGCATATTACACAAGGCAGAGCCACCGTGCAGGGTTGCTGACGGGTACAAGCTGTCGGAGGGATACAGATTTTTGCATTCAAATGTGATAACAGGAGAGCCGTCCTCGGTTATTCCCTCACCGTAGATTGTGACCTCGACAGGAGTTTTGCAGAACTGCTTTTTTACAAGTGACGGAAATTTCACGGTTTTCACGCACCTTTCAGATTGCAGGATAACAAAGTCCTGTTGATTTTAGCAACGCATAGAGGTCGGCAGGAATTGCCACTCCGCTGATACACATTAAATTCCAGCTTGCGCCAAATTCCATTGATGTGCCGTTGATTGAATAGCTTTTCAGATAGGAAGAAATCATATCGGCATTTTCTTCTTCAAAAGCAGTAAGTCTGCTATGCACTCTGCTGATGATTCTCTTCTGCATTTCCGAAAGTTTTTCAAAATCAATGCGGTTAAAAGTCAGAACATCAATGTGTTCGGCAGAGATAATACTGTTTTCATCTCCGCCCTGATGTTCAATGTAATCGGCATACATTACGCAACCGCCGTTGTGTCAACATCGGCATAAATGCTGTCAATTTTGCCGTCCTTGCCGTTCGGGAATACGAATGTGTCGGAAAGTGAACGGTTCTGATAGAGCCAGCCGTCACCCTCTGTGTGTGAGCCGGGAGCAAAGAAGTAAATGCTTGAAATCTTCGGAACAGTCTTGCAGGTTTCACCGCAGGCAACAAGAACATTGATTTTGTGAGCACCTGTTGCAGGCTCAAAACCGCCGTCATCGGGGTTAAAGTTGAAGTTATCGTAGAAACGCTCATCGTCAATAACCTCGATGATAGGGCAACCGTCAATCTCGGTCACTCTTGTTTCAATGCCGATACCGCCCTCTGCAATCTGTGTAAGCTCAATCTTACGAGTGAACTCTGTTGACTGTTCAAGGCAGTCCATAATGTGAGATGTCACATAGGCAACAAGTGTACCTCTTGCCTTGTATCTGCGGAGCTTGCCGGCAGAGAGAATTGTTTTGAGCTTTGAATAAGCATTCTCCTTAGTCCACTCCGATGACTTTGTTGAAGAATGATATCCGTCTGTTGCCTGAGCCTTTGTTGCAACCTTCGAGAAGAAAAGTGCGTCCGTTTCGGGAGCAACCTGTGTCTGCTCAAACACCTTTGAAATATTCTCAACCTTTGCGGTTGCGTTAGTTTCGTCAACATCCGCCTTATCAACGAGGAACTCAATATCACGATCGTGCTCGCAAGTGAACGGAACATCAGTCTGAACATACTTGCCCTTGTTCCAACCGCCGTTGCGATTGTGGTTCTTAAAGCCTGATGTACTCATCTGTGTGAAGTGGAATGTTCTTGCACCAACCCACTTTACATTTGAAGTGATGAACGGTGATGTAAGTGTGCCCTGAACAAGAATTTCGAGCAGATCAGGGCTGAACTGCTCGGCATAGTTATTTGTGTTTACCATAATTTTTCAATCCTTTCTTTGGTTAAATATTAAATCTGTTCCATTTTTTGGTAGGAACATTCACCTTTGGTTTTGTACCGTCCGATGTACCGTTGCCGTCACCGCCGATTTTCTTAACTCCTGTGCCGTTCTCGGCAGGTTTGCCCTTGAGTGCGGGGATATCGTCAAGCACCTTTTTAACCGCCTCGGTGAGCTTTTCGGCATTGACCTTGCCGTCTGTCACAGCCTTTGAAAAGTCTGCAATTTTAAGCACATACGGAACGGTTGCAATGTCAACGCCCTGTTTTACGGCTTCGAGGGTTGCCGACTGATTGACTTCTGCCATGAGCTTTGCGTTGTTTGCAGATTCAACTTCCGACTGCATTTTTGCAAAGTCGGGGGTGTTCTTGGCTTTCTGCTTTTTAAAAGCACCGATAGCCTCTTTCATCTCATCGGCTGACAATCCCTGCTCCTTAAAATATGACTTCAAAACGGTGTCCTCTGTCACGCTCTGTTTGCCTGTAATAAGGCTTGCGAGCTTGTCGTAATCAAAGGCAGGAGCGTTTCCCTGTGGAGTTCCCTGCGGTGCAGGTGTCGGTTCATTTGGGGTTGGTGTTGGATTTGGTTCTGCCATTTTTTCATATCCTTTCAGTTTTTCGGGTGTCTCCCGTAATCAGTTTATAGAGTGTCTCTCTGTTTCAGTTTTGCACGGTGTCTCCCGTAGTTTAATGTCTTCGGACAATAAAAAAGCACCTTACATATTCGTAAAGTGCTTAATCTGCTGATTCTGTTTTCTTTGCTCTCGGCTTTTTGGGAGCGTCAGGCTTGACCTCTTCTGCAAAACCACCGTCAATGAGTTCCTTTGCTCTCTGCTCGGAGCATTCAAAAACTTCATTCACAGGTCGGGTTACATAACCGTTCTGCCTGTCGTTAAATGCTGTTGTTACTCTGATTTTCATTCTGTCACCACCTTTCAAAACCGGTCGAAATCAACGGGTTTAAATGCAAAAAGCACCCTATAATCAACATTGCTGTCGATTATAAAATGCTCAATTCGTAATTTTATGCTGTTTTTGTGAATTGCATATAACAAAACCGCCCTTTTTACGGAGCGGTTAGATTATGCCACTATCTTTTAGATATTGCATTTTTTGTTTCTCTCTAAGCTTACTGTAAAGCGCTTCAGCATCTTTAGCTTCTTGTGGAGCATCTTCACGCAAAGTGACATTTAAACCATTTGTTACAAGGTACGGCTTAAACGCATTCCATAGAGATTTTTGTTCTTCAGTTTGTATCAATCTCATACCATCATCACCCTAAAAGTTTGCTGACTCTGTACTCGTTATACACTTCATCCATAGCTTTATCTTTTAAGCATTCAAAAGCATACTCACTTATATCCTCTATATTATAACCGTTATTTATCAATTTTTCAACCTTTGGAGCATAAATTTTATTAAGGTAATCGCAATATTCAAAATAATCGTTAATACCTCCGAATTTTGCTCTGTAATTTTTAGCGTCTTGCCAATGAATCAGTTCGTGAAGAATTGTACTCAATCCGTCTTGCGGACAAGCCAAGTTTTCTTGTAAATCTGACAAATCACTTGTTGAAAAGTATGCTGAATTGACATTTAGAACATTCTGCATTGGCATATATGAAGCAATAGCATTTACTCGCATTTCTTCGGGAGAGATAATACAAATATCAGGTTTTCCGCTTGTTTCAACCTCTCCGAGCATATCAAACGCTTTTCTCACTTGCATATCAAAATCATGAAGTTCTTTTCGTTTTAGCTTTACCTTATCTGAAATATAAACATTGTCACACAATGTATTTGCCTTGCGGGTATCAATTGTAATTGTTTCGCCCTCAATTTTGCGTTCAAAAATTTTTGATATATCTTCCTTAAAAACAGGTCTGTAATATTTTTGTTCATCAGTCTTCAAAGAAAATCGTTTTGCCTTTTCTTCAAGCGTATTCGCCCTATCGTGCCACTCATCGGCTCGGGTTTGGGCAATGCGTTTATTGTCCTTATCAAGACTGTATTCGGCACGGCGGTCAAAGCGTTCTGCCTGTCGCTGTGCATACTGCTGTTTTTCCTCAATTCCTCGCTGACGGTCAAGCTCTTTGATTTCATAGTCAGACAGCGGTGCGTCCAAATCATCAAGTTCGGGATAATATGTACTTGTGCTGTCCTTACATCTCGGATGAAACAAACCGTTCTTGATTGCGGTTGAGAGAAGCGGATAGTTTCCGTCTGACTTTTTGCCGTTTGAATAAACATCGTCAATAAACACCTTGCCGATATATTTTGCACAATCGGGGCAACCGCCCTGTCTTGAGTTCACAACAACTAGGGATACTCCCCATTCGGCTCGCTTTTCGCCCTCACCACGCAGATAGGCTCTTTTGTTGGCTGTTTTAACCGCCATATCCGCATAATCCGAGAGCGTATGCCTTGCACCGTTTTTGTATTCCACACAATTAAGACCTGCGTTGAGCATATCTTTGCAAGCTATATCAACGGCTTTTTCGTATGTAACCGCACCCGTGTTCATTGCAACCTGTGCGTTAAAAATCGCCTTGCGGTACTTGTCGTTGCTCATACGCAAAACTGCCGTTTCTGCCCTCTTTAAATCGTCTATGGTCGATTTTATGAGTGCGTCAAGTTTACGGTCATTCACCTTAAAAAACTCGGCTGTGCTGTGTGCTGACGGCTTTTTCGGGGCTTTGAAACCGTCCTTGACAGCTTCAAGAATTTCTGCCTCCTGACTTGCATTTCCGTCAGCTTTGGCGGTGCGAATCATCTCTTCAACCTTGCTGTTAATGGTTTTGAAACACTTGCCGAATTTCTTTGCGTTGTGCTTACGGTACTCTTCAAGACTTTTGAGCTGTTCAGCCTGCCATTGTGTCCAGTTGTAACCCTCTTTAGTTTCTTCGGCTCTGTGACGGCTGAAATTGCGCATCATGCTGTCAATCAGTTCATCTTCGATTTTTTCAAAGGCTTCTCTGATATTGTAATCACTCATTGTTTACCTGTGTATCGTTCTGTTCGGGATTGCTTTCGGTTTTTTCTGCATTATTTTCCGCATTTTCTTCATCATCTGCGTTATTGTTAGGTCCTTCTGTGTCGGTAAGGTCCACATCGTCAAGTTCCGATTTTTCTTCTTCGCCTGCAATGCCCTGTTCTTCCTTAATTCTCTGCACCTCTTCGGCTTTCCAATCGTCCGACTTGCTGTCGCCGTACAATTCTTCAACCGAGGTTTCAACTGACATCAAACCGCCCTGTCTTGCTTTTGACACGGTTTCAACCTGACTTTCAAAGCTCGGATTTGCATATTCGCCGAAGTTTACAGATACTTCCAAGCCCTCAACAATACCCTTGCCGTTAAGCTCACTATCGGCATTAAGTACGGCAAGGACAAGGCTCTGTAAGGCATTTTGAGTAATCTTGATAAGATTTTGCCTTGTGTATAAAGTTGTTTTCTCTTTCTCCCTCTGTGCCTCTGCATTGTCGAGTTTTTTCGTATCAATACCGAGGGTTGACGGAGAAATAACCCCCTGCAAGCAGAGGTCAAGAGCGGTAATATAAGAGCTTAAATAGCTTTCGTGCTGAATCTGCGGACTTTCGGTGTAAATCCTGTTGCCGTTGCCGTTTTCAGACATATCGTTGCCCACGGTGATAAATCGGTTGTCAAACGGATTTGGCGATATCGGCTGACAGGTTTCGGGATTTCTCGGAACAAGGCAATCAGGCACATACTGCTTTGTTCGGCAGGCTCTGAGTGCGTCCATCCACTGTGACCACACTTCATCAAGGCTGTCGAAAGCGTCTGTTTTTATGCCGATAATGCCCGCACCTCTGCCCTTGTGGCACGATTTGCCGTAAAGGACAGGTACAGCCCAAATATATGATTCGTCAAATGTAACGCCCTTTGAATCAATCCACGAAAGAGCGTCAACCGTGTGCAGGTCAATCTCTTTGCCGTTGTCATCATACAAAGCATAGTGAATATAGCCGTAACCGTATGTTTCTTCAAAACGATAACGGCGGTGTTTTTGCGTGTAATCGGTGTAAAACTTAACCTCTCGGATTCTGCCGCGCACATATGTAAAGTCGATGTTTTCGGCAGGATACCATTCAACAATCGGAACATCTGATACAGCCGTGTCAAAGCTGACCTTAAAAGCACCGTCACCGACAACACATAGGTCACGGAGCATTTGCTTAACCGTGTCGGACAGTTTGTTCTGCTTTTCAATGTCTTCCCAACGCTCTGCATAAGCGGTTGAATTTTTACTTGTAACATCTGTGCCGTTGTAGTCGGCAATTACGATATTCACAAGCGTTTCGCAGATGAGTGCCGGCAAGCCCGTGTGTATTTTACGGATTTCAAGCCCCTTTGTGCTTTTTGCCGCCCAAAACATAGTTTTGTTTGTATCAATCTGCCTGTACAGCTCCGCAAGCTGTCTGCTGTTGCCCCAATACCAAATGCGATTGATAAAACACTCGGTCAGATGATTGCTTGTCTCGGTGACGGTAATTGTTTTGTCGCTTGCAGGAGTAATCTGCAAAAAGTTTTTAATTCCAGATCTGATAGATTCAGCCATTCTGTTAATCAGCCCCATTTATTTCACTTCCAATAATATTTTTAAACGGCAGCCACGCATATTGACCGCTGTTAATGCAATGGTCGTGACCGTCCTCGGGTGTGTTGTCTTTATCCTCTCGCCAGCTGTAAATTTCAAACTCGGCAATCGTGTTTTTACAATGTTCAAGCACAAAATAACAGTCGGTGGCAAGCCAGCCAAGTACAAGATTGATTCGGTCGATAATCTTCGTTTTCTTCCATGCATTTGCAAAGTCATAGACACAGCCGTGCTGTCGCTTATACTTTTGAAATTCGGTAATAGTCGCTTGGTCGGCGCTGTCAATAAAAGCCGTGCGTGCAAAGCCCCATTCATCACGGTTACGGTCAAGAAAATCAATGAAATTTCGTACCGTATCACTCGGCGCAACGGGCGTTTTAAGGTCGGCATTGTTATATACCCTCTCGTCAAGCTGAATACACTTGCCCCTGTTTGTGATTCCAAAAAAAGTCATTGCGATAGTATCAGGCGACTTCTGCGAATAGGCGGTATCAAGTCCAGCCGTGAACTGAACAAAGTGTTCCAACTTGCGGTTATAGTGCAAAAACCGCCTTGCCCATTCTTTTGTTTTTATGTGCCTTGCTCTCTTAAAGTTTGAGAACACAAGATCTGTTACCCTGCCTCGCAATCCTAAAATTTTATTCTTATAAAGCTTTGTTCCTTTTGGAGCAGAGGCTTTTTTCTTTTCAACCTGTTCGGGTGTAAGGCTTAAATTATCTGCAAAAGAAAAGAACCAATACCGCCAATTCGGTACAGGTTCTTCTGTAAGCTCCGCCGTAATTTCGGGCGGAATATCGTTTGCGTATTTCTTAAAAGGTCGGGAGCGGTTCACAAACTCCTTATAGACAGGCAATGACGGGTCATCGGGGTTCAAGGTTGCAAGCATATAATCATTACGGGTTGACATCTCTCGGATAAACTCAATATCAGCGGTGTTGATTTCGTCAATATAAACGCACCCAAACTGAGCGCCGAGAACCATTTCCCATTTATCCCGACTGCTGTAACCGAGAATGTATATTACCTTGCCCTCAAACTTGATGTGCGGAAGTTTGTAGTCCTTGTCTCCGTTACCGCAGTAAATAGCGTTACGGTGCAGGTCAAGAATACCGTTATCCTGCTGAATGATAGTTTCCTCAGCCTTGCCCGTAGTTTTGGCGGCAATTGCGTGCAGTTTTTTCGGCGACTGCGACACCATTCGCATAAACTTAACGCCTGCGCCGACCGTTGTCTTGCCTGAGGCGGTAGTGCCTTCAAGAAACTCAGCCGACACATTTGTTGTGTTGATAAAGTCGATATACTTTTGTGACAACGGGAATTTGTTACTCACTCAGTCCCTCACCACCCAACTGTCTGAACACATCGGATAGCTTTTCGGACTGCTCAACCTTTGCGTCAACCTTAACGGTGTATTCACCCGTCATCTTGTTGAGCGTGTCAATCGCCCTGATTCTGTCGGAGGTGTCCTGCCCGTCATTCCTTGCAATGTCGGACAAAGCAACCTGTCTGTCCTTTGCACTCATAATGCGCTCATCTTTGAGCCTGTCGGACAGCTGTTTGATGTACTCTGCAACTCTCACATTCTCTAACAATTTGCAGGCATTGGCATTTGCGTAATTCTCGGAATATCCCGCCATAATGGCACTCTGAACGGTGTTACCGCTCTGCGCATAATATTCCGCAAACTTCCTCTGTCTTGCATTTAATTTGTCTTTCACGGTATCACCGCCCTTTCTTTTCCCTCACAACACAAAAACGCCCACAGCTGGAACTATGAGCGGTCTGTGCAATTTTTATCTTAGGAGAGTTCTACATATGTCCTGTTTGTCAAACTTTCATAATACCATTATACGCAGGGTGAGGGTGACATTCAATGACATTCCAAAATAATTTTACGAGAAATCGAACTTTTTTCGGAACGCCTGTAACGCTTCGCCGTGCAATCTCAGGGTATGCCTTACGCTCATTTCCATACTCTCGGCAATATCTTCCCACCTCTGACAATTTATGTAATACTCGGTCAAAATTGCAATGTAACGGTAATCGTCAAGTGCGTTGATTTCACTGCGGATTTCAGTTTTCAACCGCACAAGATTGTCAATTTCCCGATTGATTTCAGCCTGAAGGTCTGCAATCCTGTCAACAATCCGCATAGGGTCATTCACTCCCGATGTCTTAACAGGCTCGTTCTGCTTAACCGATACCTGTGCAATATTCAGCCTAAGTTTTGACAGCTCGTGTTCTTTCGTTCTGATCAGCTTATCCGAAACCCTGACCGAATATAAATAATCTTTAACCGTCAATCCATATCCACCTCACTTTCAAGCCATTTTTTAATAATTTCTTCGTTTTCAAGACAATCTTCATTTCCGTTGCAAGGATTACCGCAATTTTCGCAGTAATCGCAAATATCATCGTATAATGCGTGAAATATAAAGTCTGTCATCTGCTCTTTGCTCATTGATTTGATTTTTTCAAAGTTTGTCATCTTCGTTTACTCCTTATCCATTTTTACCCCACAGTAAGGGCAATATGGATACAAATCAATGTCCTCGTAAAAAGTGAGAAAGTTGCCACACTCAGAACATAAATAATTTGCATAACCGACACCCTCGCTGTCATATTCCCACTTTCCGTGCCTGATTTCTTCCATTTCACACACCGTAGCATGATTGGGTTTACTACCGTCAACTTCGATAATATGCTTAACTGTTTCGGCATTTCGTTTTGAATTAAAGTATATCGTGTTTACACTACCGTCTGCGAACGGTATATCTAACGCATAATCACCGCATATCTCACGAATTTTTAATTTAGCCATTTTTCTCACTCTCCTTAACTGGCTGATTCCAACATTCAACACATCCCTTGTCACAATTATCTATATCCTTCAACCCTAAGTGATGTGGACAATGTATCCGTTTAGGTGTTCCATTACAGTTAAGTTCTGCATTTGGAAAGGTTCTCAAAAGCTCACTCAGATAAGTCCTCTGCGGATGCTCATCGCTCCACCGCTGAACAACTTCGATTACTTCTTTGGGATAAAGCATTTCAAAATCTGTGCAACATTCTCCTACACCGTTATTATCGCTACTTAAAGGGCATTTTTCACATACCACTTTGCATGTTCCTGATTTCGTTGTTTTCGACATTCTTCGCTTTTCAGCAAAATAATTTTCCGTTTTTGAACAATCAATCATTTTCTTCATTCTCCTTTAATTTTTCGGTTATTCTTTTGGTTAAACCGTTTTCGTTGGTTAGGCATTCTAAGGCTTGCAGGGCGTTGATTACGGTTTGCTCGTTGGTTTGGGACTGATACATCTTACGAACGAAGTCGGCGCTTTTCATAACATTATCCATAATTCTTTTTGAGAGCATACGGTATTCATCTGCATCGTTTCTGTCACGCTTATATTCTGTTCTGAACTTGTCCTGCCATTCAAGGCAGATGTTTATATCCCAACCTTTATGACGGTTGTTGTAGCCTACCTTTGCAAGCCTTGAAAAGTATTTGTATTCGGGCGGCGGAAAGGATGAGTAATCAAGCTGACCGTCAATCGCCTTATCTTCAAGCTGTTCAAATACCTGTGGATTGCTGAAATCATATTTTTTCATAATATACCTCTTTCGGAGGGTAGTGGAGGGTTTGGGGCATTTTTAAAGAACCCTTTCTATATATAATATTATTTATTTTTTCTTATACGAAAGGTTATAAAAACCCTCAAACCCTCCACCACCCTCCACCTCAACATTCTTTAAAAAGTGAAATGCCGTTGAAAAAGTTATAGTTTTTGCCTCTTACCTTTTCAAATCGTTTGGCAAGCTCGGTGCTGAACTTGGTGTTTGACATACGATATTCATTGTTGCTTTCTGCCCAATCCGTATAGGCGGCATAGAGCGTGCTTGCCTGCACCGAACCTTCCAACACGCACTTGTCCTCAATGAATGCCGAAATAACATCCATTTCCCGCCTGTACTCTCTCACGGTCTGAAGAACGGCAGACGGCATTTTTAAGCCCTCTTTCTGCCACAGAATACAGCCATCAATGCACCATTTGAAAATTGCGGTCATTTCTGCCTTGAGCTTATGCGTAAGGTTTTTGTCAATCTTATCCTCGGGAATCTGAACATTGAACGGTATCATATGTATTCTTCGCCATATGCCCGTGTCAGTACCTCTGATAATCGGTTTATGGTTTGTCGCCATCCACAGCTTGAACTCGGGCTTGAACTCAAACTCTTCACTGTACAGCTTTCTTGCCGTTACGGTATCATCCCCCGTAAGCTGTTTGAGAAGTCCCTCATTGAGCCTTACGCCCTCGTTCGGCTCAACAGAGGTAACGAGCCTTGCTCCCTTTAATCGTGCAATGTCGCTGTTTATGGCACTACTCTGAGAGTTTCTTACCATAATTGTTTCAGGCTGAATGTTTGCGGCATAATCGCCGAATACATCACGGATAACATCAATGAATGTACTCTTGCCATTTCGTCCCGTGCCGTAAAGGAAGAATGCACATTGTTCAGCCGTTGATCCTGTCAGGCTGTAACCGACCGCCTTTTGAATGTAGCGAATAAGCTCCTTATCGCCTGCAAAAATATCATCAAGAAATGCAAGCCAACGGGGACACTCTGCCGTTTGAGAGCAGTCAACCGAAGTTATCTTTGTAAAATAATATTCGGGATTATGTGCCCTCACTTCGCCGTTTTTAAGGTTAATAATTCCGCTTGGGGTATTTAATGCCATGCGGTATTTATCCATTTGTGCCGGAAGTACGGGGATATGATGTTCGACCTCGTTGAGCATTGCTTTTTTTGATTTGTTGGAACGGCTTGCTTTCATATGCTTTTCAAATGCTTTTGACATATCTCCGCCGTTCTCTTCATCAGCTTGCAAGTACAGCCTTGCTTCGGCTTTCATAGCCTCAACGCTTTTGTCCGCCATTCGCAAAACTACCCCGATATTGTCAACACACCACTTCATAGAATTGTAGTAGTACCATTTTTTCTCTGTATAACAATACCTTACGCTATCACCGAATAAATCAACAAACCTGTCAGCATTACCCATATCGTCAAAGGTGTAGGCACGCATTTTTTCTTCGTCAACCGCTTGAACAGCCTTGCCGTCACCGATTGAAATTGAGTAATCGTTATGCTGTTTTGGGTTATAGGTCTGCGTACAGCCCGACACAGCCTTTTGCAGGGTTATAATACCGTAGGTTGTGCCTGACTGCTTTCTGTCCCACTTATCACGCATTAAGCCTGATTGTCTGAAAATCGAATCCATCTTGTCGGTATCGCAACCGCACCAGAACGCAAGCATATTGCAGAATGCCATATCAGCCTCGCTCTGTGACGCATAAGCTGAAAAGTCACCGCTGTATAAGGCTCTGAAAAGATTGCCGTTTTTGGCATTGCAGGCAGCCCTTACGATATCGTCAACCGTATTGAGATTAACCTCAATGTTACGGAGCTGTGGCTGTGGCTCTGTTGCCTTGCCGAGATATTTTGAATGTAACGGCTTTATGCTTTCGGTGCAATCGTTTATGTAGGCATATTCCGAGCAGTAGTCGCCCGTTACAACAAAGAACCTGCCGTTATCGTACATTTCAAAGCCGCCCGAATCATTCTTAGCCTTTCTTCTGCCCTCGGGAAGAGTTCCCTTACAGATTATGTGAACACCTGTTTTACTCTGCGAAAACTCGGTATAACTCTGCAAAGTGTTCACAAACTCGCTGATTATGTTGTCAGCTCCGCCGTTTTTGTAGTTCTCAATATCGTTTGGCATATCGTCAAGGTCAACACCGAAAAACGGTGAATTTGAGAACATAAAGCCTATGCCTGAATATTTGGCGGATTCTCTGACTGCCGTTTCAAAGTCTGACCAAGTGTCCGAGTTATTCGGCATTGCAAAGCCACCCGTTCTTGGATTTATCGGTTTCTTTGAAATTCCGCTGTGCGATTTCGGATCGGGATATGACTGCCAGCACACCCAGTTTTTGTAACCTTTCAATTCCTCGGGAACTGCAAAATATTTATTTTTATTTGGGTTTAAATTTGTAAAGCCCATTTTTTCACCTCCATATATCGGTATAAATACGGTGAAAATTGCATTGTTTTATGCAATTCCCGAAGAAATTTTTTAAAATCAGAACGGTAAATCATCATCGAGCGGCATATCTTCAAAGCCCTGATTTGCTGTCTGTGCAGGTGCATAACTCTGCTGTGGCTGTGCATAGGCTGTTGCCGTGCCGTTCTGCGACTGTTTGAAGGTATGCTTTACTGTCGGATACTTTGTAGGATTGAGCCAGCTTACTCGCTCTTGCATTTTACCGTTGTATTCTTCGTGCTTAACGGTTGCACGAACAGGCTTTTTCACAAGCTCAGCGAGGAACTGTTCAAGGCTGTCATAGTCCTTGCCGTCGGGAAGTCCTGCCGCCTTGCCGAGAGCCATAACCTGATTAAAGCCGTATCCGTTTACCTGCATATCGTTCTCGGTCGGTTCTCTGCGTTTCCACAAGGTATGAAAGATATAACCGTTTTTGTACCCCTGCTCAACATCGTTTCGGATAACGAACGAAATGTTCAGGCAGGTTTTTTCCTCGCCTTTTGAATTAGTGTAGTCACGCTCCTCTGCCTTTGCTATAAGACACTCATAATCACCCTCGGGCTTGAGTGAATCAGGCTGTGCCGCCTCGCTCCAATTTGCTTTAAATCCCATAATTTTACTCCTTTGTTATTAACTCTATCGCCTCATCGGCACTTCTGCATACTCCTGCAATAGCACCGTTGAGTTTCATCATCTGTATAAAATTTTTCTGTTTTTCGGTAGGTCTGCCCTTGGGAGTTTTAACCTCGATAAAGACTGCTCTTCCGTCTGATTTTCTGACACCGAACAAATCTGAAAATCCGGGCGGAACTCCCGTATTGAAATATCTGCCGTCCTTTGTAAAGCCTGCACCTACATTTATACGGAAAATATCACAGTACGGTGCGATTGCAACACGGATTTTGTTCTGAATTGCGTGCTCTTCTGTCAAGCTATCATTCCTCTCTTTCGTGCCTGATAATATGCCCAGCCCGATTTATAGTTGTGATTCTTTGCATACTCGAGTAAATCTGCGTAGCTGTGACAATCATCGGGTGTGCTGAAATCAAGCTTGAATCCCTCAACCTTAATGAGCTTTGCGGTAGTATCGGTTTCAACGGTCCTTTCGGCTGTCGGGAATACATAACCGCAATGCGGACACACGGCTTTCTGCCCTGCCGGCGGTGCTGAAAATGTAAAGAAACACTCGGGGCATTGTCTGACCTTTTCCTCCTGCTCCTTTTCAACCTTTTTGACACTCTGTTTTTTGCGTTTTTCAAGCGTCCATTCTCTGTCATCGTCCGGCATTCCGTGCCTTGCGTAGTTGCCTACATGGTCAATGATTATCGCCTTTTTGTTTGGCTTATAGCGCATACATCGCATTGACTGCTGAATGTAAAGCGTAAGGCTGTGAGTAGGTCGGAGCAGAATTGTGCATTCACAGTCAGGTACATCAAATCCCTCTGAAATCAAATCCACATTGCAGAGGATTGTAATTTTGCCGTTTCTGAAATCGGCTATAATCTGTTCTCTCTGTGCCTTTGGAGTTGCTCCGTCAATATGCTCGGCTGAAATTCCTGCGTCACGGAATGCCTTCGCCGTTGCAAGACTGTGTTTGACCGATGAACAGTAACAGACGGCTTTCT